TGACTGGAGTTCAGACGTGTGCTCTTCCGATCTCTCAACATTACCTTTTGGCCAATTATAGGTATGACTGATCTTATCGTATAGTTTACCGTTCCGACGGATAACATCATACCCCATATTATTGGGGTTATTAGATAGATCAATCTGCAGCATGTTATTAGGGATCAGAATCTCCCCATTATTATCAGGAACAATTGGGTAGTTAAGTTCCTTATTAAAGGACCATCCCTCTGCCTGTACTTCCCTTGAGACTTCTAGCAAAGTCCCATAGGCAATCGCAACGTCCGGGTTGGTTTGATCTAGGGTAGTCACAGGCGCTTGACCACATGACTGCAGTATTTGATTTACAGCAGGAAGTTCCTGTGTTGCATTAGTGGTAGGAAAAGCCATATAGATAAAAAAAAAGGGGACCCCGAAGGATCCCCCATAAAAGAACTAAAATTTATCCTCAGAAAGAGGAAGGTGCAGTGTTGGTCACATGAAGTTCAACAGCAGCAGCAGGGTTCAGGTAATCAGCACCGCAGGCCAGACGACCCAGCATCACATCACCTTGATAAATCACGGAGACGTCACCACTGGTCACTTGCACCTGAGGACCGATAGCTTCCACCATACCAGCAGCCTCTTTCTGGAAGATCAGACCACAGGAAGTGGAGCCGACTTCAGCAGCAGTACCATAGTCATTGTTGATACCAGTGCTAGCGCCAGAAGCATCCTCAAGAGCAGGGCCAACAAAGTCACCAGTGTTACCAGGAGAGGTCACACCAGTGGTGCCAGCATACTTGGTACCATACTTACCCAGGAACGGGATGTTCATGGACTTGTAGATCTTGATACCAGCAATTTCGATGATACCTTGACCGCCTTGCAGCGCAGTACCTTGAACATCGCGGTTCACAAGACCGCTAGTACCAACTGCCTGAATCAGGGAGTAGTACTGACGGGGGTTCAGAACAGCCACACGACCATCCATGGACACACCCTTCTCATCCAGAGCAGCAGCTGCATCATAGAAAGCAGCCACCAGCTTAGCGGAATCGTAAGCATCAGCTTCAGTACCAGAACCAGTACCAACCTGGATCTGAGTACCACCCGGCTCAGTGTAGTTAGCAGCAGACACAGGGCTGGCCTGACGTGCACCACGGGTGATAGCACGGAAGATCAGACGGTCATACTTCTCAGCCAGAGCATACCCGATCTTACGGGAGATCTCAGAGCGGAGGTCATAATGAGCCAGGACTTCATCGAGTTCATACACGAAGGCAGAGCTAATCAGAAGGTCATCACAGGTGATGGTCTTCTCAGCCACCGGGGGTGCATTGTTGGTGTCCCCAAGGATGCTGTTGCCAGGAGTATGGAACTCGGACTTGGTGCGACCCGTGAAGATGAACTGCATAGACTTGCCGTTCTTCAGGGTACGCTTCATGATCAGATCCCGAGCAATAGTGTTATGCTGGAATCCTTTGAACATCTCACCGCTAAAAAGCTTGAGATACAGAGCACGAGTATCTGCCCCGAAATTACTAGAACCCAGCTGAGTAAGCTGAGCGGGGTTAACAGAAGATTGAAATGCCATTGTTTTTATTAAAGAGGTTTAAGCAAAGTTCCTCTGGATCCAGAAGTATTTAGTTTTATTGTGGTCTATTCCCACCGTCTAGACGGTTAGAGGTGTCCTCGTAAGGGCTCTAACCAATAGCCAGGGCGGGAGTTGCACCCGCCTATCGATCAGATAACTCTCTGGCAAATAGCGTAATAATACTCTCGATCAGCAAGACCGTTATACCCACCATTTACACGGCGGGTAACTTGTCTTACTGTTGGGTTCTTATCACATAGTTCATTCATACCGTTAGACCACCACCAATAACCAGCAGAGGAGTAAGGGTAAGTTTCAGCAACATAATCCACACCTTCCATTACTCTAGGATCACCAATGTAATCAGAGAATTTCTGGTAGTTATGCCGCCCTGTCAGCTGGATGTAACCAGCTCCTTTGTACTTAGGACCATCACCAGGTTGTACATTACCGATGTCAGTCCTACCTTCAAGATACCACCCATCACTAAGTTCTTTCTTCCAACGGCCACCACCAGACTCATGAGCAGTCTGACTAAGGAAGTGTCGGATACGAGAAGGGGTGGTAATGTGGAATGTCTCCAAACACTTATTCAGTTCTTCGATCTCACGGTCTTCAATCAATTCAATTGAGCATTGCCAGATCGAAGCAAGTTGTTCCTTTGTGACGTATTTATAACCAGAAGGAGTAGGGGGACGGTCACGATACAACCGTCCAAATTCCTCCAACTGTTCAGGGGTTAGTTGTGCTTCTAGCCAATCCCAAGCCTTTGTTTGATGACGCTCTTGTTTGTAATAAAAAGCAGCCTTAGTGAGTTGGATAGTCATGTGTTAACCAATAGTAGGAGCAGTAAGTGCAACAGGGGTTACTTCAACAGAAGCAAGGTCCAATGGAAAGTTATGAGCATTACGTTCATGCATCACCTCAAGACCAAGGTTAGCACGATTCAAGATGTCTGCCCAGGTGTTGATCACTTGTCCGTTCGCAGCAAGGAGGGACTGGTTAAAATTAAATCCGTTGAGGTTGAATGCCATGGTGCTGACCCCAAGGGCGGTAAACCAAATCCCAATAACAGGCCAAGCAGCAAGGAAAAAGTGAAGGCTTCGGCTGTTGTTGAATGACGCATATTGAAAGATCAAACGTCCAAAATAGCCATGAGCGGCAACGATGTTATACGTCTCCTCTTCTTGACCGAAACGATACCCATAGTTCTGAGAGATCTCTTCAGTCGTTTCACGAACAAGACTAGACGTAACCAAGCTGCCGTGCATCGCGCTAAACAAAGCCCCACCAAAAACACCTGCAACTCCAAGCATATGGAAGGGGTGCATAAGGATGTTATGTTCAGCCTGGAAGACCAACATGAAGTTGAAGGTTCCCGAGATACCCAAAGGCATACCATCAGAAAATGATCCTTGACCAAAGGGATAGACAAGGAATACAGCGGTAGCCGCCGCCACCGGAGCCGAGTATGCAACATAGATCCAGGGCCTCATTCCCAATCGATAGCTGAGTTCCCACTCCCTACCCATGTAGCAGAAGACGCCAATGAGGAAGTGAAACACGACCAGTTGGTAAGGGCCTCCGTTATAAAGCCATTCGTCCAACGAACCGGCTTCCCACACTGGGTACAAATGTAGCCCAATTGCGTTCGAGCTGGGTACGACAGCTCCTGAGATAATGTTGTTTCCGTACAGGAGGGAGCCTGCAACTGGTTCACGAATTCCATCAATGTCAACGGGTGGGGCAGCAATAAATGCAACAATAAAACAAGTAGTGGCAGCAAGGAGACACGGAATCATCAGTGTCCCAAACCAGCCAATATAAAGACGGTTATTTGTTGAAGTAATATACTGACAAAACTTTTCCCACACGTTAATACGTTGGGGTGCAGAAATAGCAATAGTCATTAATTCAAAATAGTAATAGAAACAGGAGCGACGCCTACACCGATCATGCCAATTCGCTCTGCAGTCCCTTTACTGAGATCAATGTCCCGACCGGAAATAAAGGGACCGCGATCATTAACTCTTACTACCTCGCATGTTTTATAGCAAACCTTTAGTCTAGTACCAAATGGTAGTGTTTTATGTGCAGCAGTTGCTGCCATTTGATTAAACCTCTCCCCATTAGCAGTTAACCTGCCGTGGTAATACGGACCATACCAGGATGCAATCCAAACAATTGAGGCAATAAGTGTGTTAGTCATTTTTTCTTAGCAGTTTTAGCAGCTCTTTTGAAGTTTGCAGCCGTAGGAGCACCTTTGCTCCCAGGCTTACGCATCTTCTCGCCGGAGCCCTCAGCGATACGTTTACGCTTAGCGTGGATGTTTGCGTAAAGACCTTGTTTAGCCATACGATTCTTTACTTTTCTTTTTAACCATGGGTAGCTGGGGTCCAGTACGTTTCATGAAGGTTTCCTTTTCATTAGGGTTGGTTGTACCTTTACCCTTATCATAAATTTTCTTACCTTTCATCGCACCCCTATGCCCAGGACCAATATCAAAAGAGGGGGCAGAAGAAACAAAATTACTATCAAAAGCCCTTTGATCTACTTTCTTGTTTTTCATTAGCATTTCCATTTACGTAGGGCAAGAGCCTTCTTACTTTTTGTAGCCGCCTTTGCCACTACCTTTCTTTTTTCCGCAAGCCATTACCAAATACCAGGGATAAGTTGACCAGTTACTGCATACGCACCAAGTGCTGCCATCACACCCAGCATTGCCAGGCGACCGTTAAGCAATTCAGCTGTGTTATTCATTTCAGAAGTTAATGTTAGAACGTTCTAGTTTACGCATCACATCTTGGCGATACGCAGGATCGTTATCGTAGCGAGGATCACTCATAGCTTGTACAAGTTCAGCTTGACTACGGAATGCTCCACCAGGTCCAGGCGATTTACCTTGAACAAGATTACCCTCAACACCATTAGCATCTTTATAGCGGTAAGACAAAGCTTGAACAGCAAAAAATGCTGCTGCAGGATCACCTTTATCCATAATGGAATCGTACATTTCAATCTCTTGTTCAGACAGGTTTTCACCTGCCCAACTAATCATTTCATTGTACCCGGTTTCACCACCAACGCTATCTTTCAATTGTTTTACGTTTTCTTGTGTCATTACTTGAGCTGGTTCTTTGTTCTCTTGTTGAGAACGATACTCAAGATACATTTTAGCAAGATCACTCGGATCAGATTCAGTTAGTTCTTTGACTAGTTCATCACTAACTTTATCTCCTTTTGCTTCTTCCCAAAGCCTATCAAAAAGAGAAGTGGTTTCTTCTTTTTCTGTTTCTACTGTATCTTCTTGTTCAGTAGATCGCTCACCAAGTTTCTTTTGAAGTTCAAGATAAGCAGCTTCAAGTTCTTCAGCGTTTTTATATTTACCAGCAAGACGCTGTTCTTGCTCCTGTTCCATTTGCTCACCGACCTGAAGAGACTCTTGCTCATCAGCATTAAGTTCTCCTACTGGGGTTTCGTCAGGAATCATGGACATTACTTCAGCCATAAAAATTAACTAGGTGGTTGTTGTTGTTGTTGCATAAGAGCTGGGTTCAGCTCAGGGTTTTTGGAAGGATCGTTGATAGGTGCCTTCATGGCATCAACTTCCATCTGTTGTTGTTGCATAGCCATTTGCTGTTCCATCGCAGCTTGGCGTTCTTGTTGTACTTCTTGCATTGAACGTACAAGATTAAGCACATCAATACCTTGTGCAGCAGCAAAGCGTTTGATCACTTCATCAGTATTGATAAATTGACCAATAGCGTCAGGTCCAAGAGTGTTAGCAAGTACAGTAAGGAACTGTGTCAAACTATCACGATCTTGACCACGACCAAGTGCATTGATACCAGCAACAATTGTAGGTTTAACAATGTTCTTTGGAAGTCGTGGGATCTCACCAGACTTCTGAGCATCACTTAATTTACGGTTCAGATACGGAACAAGGAATTCAACAGTCAACAGTGAAAATAAACCACCAAGTTGTTGTTCCAATTCCATCTGAGTCATACGTACCTCTTCAGCAGTAGTACGCTCACTGTTCCTTACATTAAGGATAAGGAATGCTTCACTAAGCCTACGCTCTAATGTGGAGGTCATCTCATAAGCAGTCCTGAAGTCAGCTGTCTTACCAACTTGCACCACACCAACATCATCAGGTCTACCTTGAATGATTGCACCGTTACCTGCACCAGCCAGTGTGGAGGGTTTAGTGGTGCTGGAGGGGCTGACTAGGAAGACAACTTTAGCAGCTGCTGCAGAGCCTTCTACAAGGGCCTGAGTGAGTGCTTCAAGTGACTTCAGATCACCAATGAACTGCCCGACACGTCCGCGTCCATAGTTCTCACCATCAACAGTATTGAACCGCAATGGGATCCAAGGGTTAGTATCCAAAGGAGACTTACCTTCAGAATCTTTCAATTTAAAATCATAAACTTCTTGATGCCATACAAAGCGATTGTTCTCACGGCGGATATGTGTGTACACATCACATTCATCATCATAGTCACCGTAGTTATCGCTGACCATACGATCTTGTATGTAGTTTTCAGGAAGTTTATCTTCAACTAGTTTTTTGTTAATACGTTCTTTTGTGACTATTTCAATCACGTTGCCGTTACCATCACGATCAACAACAAAGCGATTCAAAGGGTAAACTTTAATTTTCTTACGACCCATGTAAACCAATGCGTTACCACCAACAACAAGATGAATCAGTGCTTGGTGTACTGCAACACGATCATCGGTAGCTGCAATTGATTCAAGGATGATCCGTTCTACTTTGGCAAACGACAAATCAAGTTCAGACTTAATCTGTGGTCCCATCTCTTGACCCAGTTGACTTTCGTCAAGCTGCAGTTTAAAGAAGCTGGTTTGAACGGGAAGGAGAGCTAGCATCAACTTAGATGCCAGAGTTACAACACCTTTCGCACCAACGCTTTGGTAAGGAGTCAAGAGATTCTTCATGCCAGAGACATGTTCTTCATGTCCACGAATCAAATAAGGAAGTGTAAGTTTAGATGCCTGTTCAGCTTCGTCTAAAAACTGGGAACGATCACTGGATAAATAGTCATATCTTTTTTTAGCTGACATTTGTTAATTATACAAAGGATCCTCTCGAAATGTTACTTGTCGGTACGTTAAGAGAGCTAAGGATGTTAGTTGTCGGTACGTTAAGAGAGCTAATACGCATATCACCACGACCAAAATAACCAGTAGTACCAGTTCCAGATAGACCACGACGTTGCCCACGAGACCTAGCCATCCTAACATCAGCAGGATTACGATCACGGGCTTGCAAACCAATCATCAATTCACGTTGAGATTGAGCAGCTTGTTGTTGATACGTTTGCATCTGGTTTATCATCTCAGTCATACGTGTTTCATTAGCAGCTTGCATATCAGCAATTTGCTGTTGAAAGTTGGTTCGTTCAGTAGCAAACGTATTTGCGATTTCTTTTAGCTGATCACTAAAAGAAGGTTGTTCTGGAGCAGAAGTGGTTGTAGGTGCTGCTGTAGTAGGTTGAGTTGCAGCAGCAGCATAGGGATCGTTTACAGGAAGTGTTGTTGGTGTATACGTTGGAGTTTGAGTAGGTGCTGGTGGTTCTGGTTCGGGGGCAGCAGCCTGTGCCATCACAGGGTTCCTAATACGATTAAGAACAGCTTCTACTTGTTCTGGTCTTTTAATATTGTTAATACCAAGAGCTTGGGCTGCGTCCCTAACTTGACCAAAGGAGTAATCATAAAGAGGCTCACCGATGGGTATTCCCTGTGCTTTTTGTTTTAGCTTCTTATGGGCCGGAGTTGACCAAAAGGGGTCCCAACCATTATCGTCTAATACTCTTTCTTTGTAATCTTTCCAGCTCTTACCAGAAATTTCAAAAGCCATTATCCGTTATCCTCCATATATTGAATGACCCACTCAACGACACTACGCTGACCAGATCGGTACATAATTTTTTCCATTGAATCTTCAGGTGTAGGGTTAGTGGGTGGAAAGGTTTCTTCTAGTTTAACAAGCATGGCATTAGCTGTCATGCCACGAACATCTAATAAACTAAGCGTATTGGGGGAGGTTGACATTACTATGCTCAAAGAATGCTGGCATCCGTGCAGACCGTGTAGCGGAAAGCTCAGGAGCTTTTCCTTA